AGTAATGTAAATCATATTTAACTATATCTTATAGTGTGATTCCCCTTTGATCTAAATAATGTAATGCATGTTTCGATAATATAGCTGAAGATGACATTATAGGTGTTACTCCACGTGGTAATTGCAAAGAATCTTGTTGTGTTTTACTAGGGGTTTGTTTTTTAAAATTATATTGGGAATCTATTTCTCTTAATAATTCATATATTTTTGATGAGGCACTTATTGTTTTAAGTAATTTAAAAGCTCTATGTCCCTTATAACCACATACCCAACATTGAAATTTTTGTGTAGCTAAATTTAATGTTAATTTTTTCTTATGGTGATTACATGAGGGACAATTAAATACAGCTTCTTCACCTCCTCGGGCTGATTTACTTTTACCTAAAACCGATTCTAATAATTGTTTTAATAGATCTTCTTTCATCTAAAATCTTTATCAAAAAACTTCCCTAATATGTTATCATTAAGATATTTATTAGTTTCTAATACTTCTAATACAAACTGCCATTTACATTCTAAGTATGTAAGTTCTTTTTTACTAAAAGCCACCTGTAGTATTTTTCTTTCTAAATCTTCGTTATTAGATTCTTTAATGAAGGAATGTGAACCATAATATGTTTTCCAATCACTTTCTTTTTGAACTTGTTTATAAATGGGAGGACGTCCCTTTCCTTCCCAAAGTGCTTTTTCTTTTTTTCCTAATTTTTTCTTTAAATTATAAATTAAAGATTTCTTACCTATATATTTTTTTCCAGTAGGAATATGGGTTGTTTGGTAGATAAAACCAAATGCCTCTTTAGGAAGATCAGAAATTTCTTCTATTTGTTTATCTAGATAGTACCACATAAAAGTAAATGTACTAAAAATATTTTAGGTATCCCAACGTACTACGAAAGTAGTATCTGTTTCGTTTGACATTTTAATAGGAGATGCTAATTTTCCTACTATTAATAATTCATTATTATTATTATATAAACCAATAGTAGTTACGTAAGGTTTAAAAGCAGAACTAGTTTGAAATCCTGCCATTTCTGCCTCATCTATGGATTTAATATTTCTTGCTGAAATATTAGTAGTATTATTGAATTCATTTTCTTTAATAGTACACTGATATTCATTTTCATAAATTAAATAAGATCCCCTAAATTCTAAATGATTAATAAAACCTACACTAGGATCGGATAATGCGTTTATAAATTTTGGATGGGTTATTACAGCAAAACCATTTTTATAAAAAATATTTCCTATATAAGGTGAACCATTAACACTAAGGTAATGATTATTTATCTGATCGTCTGTAAGTGCTTTATTAAAAATATTAATTTGGCTCATAGAACCATTAAGAAATTTTTCTTTATTTCCTTTACTTCCAATATATACATTAGCTCTATTTTGAGTTTGTTTTTTAGTAATGTCTGTACCCGTAACTATTGAAGATCCATTTCTAAAAATAGCCATTACACCATTTTGTACTCTACATGTAAAATGAGTCATTGTGTTTAAAGTAAAAGTACCATTTATAGTAGTAGTTACATCTCCGTCTGATCTTTTAAAAAATATTGTATTACCTTCTGCAAAAACTTCAAATGGAAATTGTGGTTCTGCAGGTACTTCATAAGGTACACTATAAATAGTTGAAGCTGAATTATGTAAATTTGGAGTTTCACTAGGTATATCTTCTTTAGTTGTACTTTTTGAAATTAAATATGATTTACCTGAAACCCCGTGATTTATTTTTGCCCAAAAATTAATAGTGAAATCTTCTCCTGGATTAAAATTAAAATCGCCTTTATGGCCTACTTTTATTGTTGATTTATCTGCAGTTACAAAATCTATACCCGGAAACAACCCACCATTAAGAGTTTGTTCGGAAAAATTAACATTTTTATATTCTAATAAATTATAAAAATAACTATCATCATATTCGTCTCCTTCTGGAGTACTGTAAGATAAAACTGGGTTTATTCTTTTTACACCATCTCTATAGAAATAACCATCTCTACCATCTATAGAATAACCATCATATACGTTTAAGTCATATTTTTTAAATCCTTTTACTGGTCCTATATTTAAAACATTAGATCTTACGTCTGTTTCATAATTTCCTAAATTTTCTCCTTCAACTATAAGATTTCCATTACCATCATCTACAAATTCAAAAATACTAGAAGATAAATATAATGAATTAGGTTTTACCTCATGTCCAAATAAACCAGCAGGTATAGATAATATATTAGCTGCCTTATATAGTGCTCTTTTATGTTTTAAATAATTTATATTATCCTGTCCTATATATTTATATCCCGTTGAAAAATTATCTATTTTTCTAAAGTTTCTATAAAATAAATTATCTATCTGATTATACCTAATTACATTTTTAGTGTCACCTCCATAAATTGAACTTGCAGAACTATATAAAGAAATAGATTCAGATGTCCATTCGGTTTTAAAATGTTTTATAGAATTTGATGCAGCGGATGCAGATGTAAACGAGTATTGTTTATGAGCATTAAATGGAACTATTGCGTAGTCTTGTGGTGTAAATTTCTTGTATACAGTCGACATTTAAATGACATTTTAATAGTCTAATTTTATTCTAATAAGAGCTTCTTTAGTAAAATCTTTAGTAATTGGTTGACTTAATTTAGCTACTGCTAATAAATCACCTGAATCATTATACATTCCTACTGTTGTAATGTATACTGTAGGATTATCTATCATAGAATTAATTAATACATTTCCATTATCATCTGTAAATGAAGGATTAGTAGTATAATTATATTCAAAATTTCTTGCCCTAGCAAAGTAAAATGTTGAACTTACTTTTTCTTCACTATCAACTATAAAACTAGCCCCTCCACTAATAGCATTAACAAACTTTAAATGATTTTGAGAATCAGTGTTACTAGCTTTAACTGGGGTTAATTCACTATTAACACCTAAAGCTAATGGGTTTAAAACAATAAAACCACTGTCAGGGTAAAAGAATCCAAAAGAACCCGTGTTAGCTAGGGGAGTATTACTAGCTCCTATTCTTACCCCATTAGATCCGGATACTATATTAAATTGTCTTCCTGCATTTGTTATAGTAGATGATCCTGATACTGATATAGAATCATCAGTTAAATGTACTCTAGTTGAGTTTGCTGTTCCTAAAACTAAGTTTAGGGATCCGGGTTTTAAATTATGTTTATATCTTGCTCTATTTATATTAATTACATAAATATCATCCGAAGTTTGATCTGTAAAATTAAAATCTTGTGTTTCATTACCAAAAACTAATTGACGATATTGACTATATATATTTCTAGTTGGACTTAATCCAAACCCATTAGTAGCATTAGTAAAGTCTAATGAACCTGATCCTCCCCTATGACCGTAAGCTACTGCATATTGTACTTCAGCTGTAGTATCAGTTTGAGGGTTTTTATCAAATACCTCTATAAAATGTGCTCCAGAACTTGTAGGGGTTCCAAAAATAGCCTGTGTAGATGATGTATGTGCAGCAGTTAGTTCATTTGTATTTCCTGTCCAAGTTGATGTAGTTAATTTTGCTGTATCGTTTACAATATCTCTTTGATCAAATCTAGTTAATGATGCCATATTTTAATTTTTTACTTTAATGTTATACCCGTTTGACCTTGTATAGATACTTGTCCAAGTTGGGTTTTACTAATTTCTACAGGTATTGTTACTCTAGCTCCTGTATCTCTTCCCTCTATTGTTAGTGTTGTTAATAATTTATTATTAGTTCCAAATAATGATGTACTATTAAGAGCTACTAAACTTACTTCATTACCTCCGCTTATTGTTTCACTAAATGCTGCTCTGGCAGTTTGAGAAAGTGTAGCATTACCACTATCACCCCTTCCACCAAACCTACTTAATAATCTTCTATCTGCTATAGTAAAATTATAACCACTAGGTTCTGATTGTGAACTAATATCATTAAAATTAAGTGTTGAAGGTTTTATAGTAGCCGGTGCTCCTAAATTTAAAGTTAATTTAGGTACATTAACTGTAATTAATGGTAATTTAGATGTCCCTGAATTTAATGTAATTAATTTATGTATCATTACATTACCTTCATCAGGTATAGCCTCGATTAAAGGCATATTTTCTATTGCTTCTCCTGAAAATTGAGAACCATTAGGATGATCTTCATTAAATAGTGTATAATCTATTTCATCATCTCCTAATGCAAATTGTGTAATATTAAATGCTCCTAAACCTCCTTGTGATAGTAATTCACGACCTCTTTTAGTTAATATAGCATCTACAGTAATTGAAGTATTATCTAAGTATCCCATTTTAAATTATTTTGTTATAAATATATATGTTTTTAAAAAATCTTATCTCCTATCACTAGGATTTTTAAAATTAGTAGTTTTTTCTATTAAACCGGCTTTTTCTAAATAATATTCTATATTATTCTTTATTTTTGGATGGCAATTTTGGGGTATTACTACAAATCCACTTTCACCTAATCCATCCATTAGTTCACTTTCTTTATCCATGTTTACTATTAAAGTAGGTTCATCTCTTAAAACGGATAACTGGTGATCAGAAAAAGGATAAAAATAAGAAGCAACTATATCCTTAGTAACTTCAGTAGATCCTTCGTCAGCATCATTAATTTCATACGTAAATGTTCTATTTACTGAAATTGATGATGTTATTATAGATTTAAAATGTCTAACTCCTTTTAATTCTGTAATAGGGATAAAACCATCATAATTGTGATTATTTAAAATAGTTTCATCTACTGAAGAGGATTCCTCATTTTGAAAAAATGCTACCGGTTTGGCATTTTCTCTATTAAAACCACTACCAAAGGATCCAGTGGAATCGGGAAACCCTAAAGAAGTATGTGGAAAACTAATTTCCATCGTAGCTATGGATTCCTGTTTATTATTAGGAACAGCATATTCTCCTCTCATAAATGTAACAAAAAAGCTATTATTATTTTTTGCTATTTCCCAATATACAATATCATCATAAAAAGCCTTTAAACTTCCTGTTGCTAATAATGGTTTATATGAACTTCTAACTATCATTTATTATTTTTTAAGGTCCTGTTATTGGTGCTAATCCATCATCATCCGCACTAACAACTGCTGCTTCTAATCCAAAACCAACTGATGATGTTATTGGTGCTAACTGAGAACCCATTACACTTAAATCTACATTTCCAGTATAGTCATTTAACTCACTAGGTAATGATCCTACAAACTGAATTGAATCATTATTAAATAATGATCTACTAGCGGCTGTAGTCATACCATACCCAAATAATCCGGGTCCCATTAAACTACCTGTAAAGACATTTCCTTTATTATTTCTAACATTAAACCCACCAAATACTCCATCTTCAAACCCATCTTTATTAGCAGTATATTCATAAAGTTTCATTAACGAACCCCTATTAAATTTTACAAAATGAGATGTTTTTAAAGAATTTTGTACTGTTCTGTCTATTAATTTAATATTTACCTGGGATCCTTCAAAAAAATCTCTTGTTATAAATCTTTTAAATGCTTTTTCATCTCTAGTAGTTCCTGTATTTATGTCTACTATGCTTTGCCTATCTATTATTTTAACTCTATCTGATTCAATATCTACTAATAATATTTTATCTATAGTTATATAACTATGTCCATTTATACTAACTCTAGAAGGGTCTTCATCACCTCCTCCTATCACAGTTGTACCAACATATAATGCTGCTATTTTATTTTCTATTAAAGGATTTTTACCGTAAGTACTATCTCCCTCAGTAAATAAATTTATTCTAGACGCATTTAGTTGTGTACCTACAGATCTTGCTTTCCAAAATCTAGTTTCTTGTAATGCGTCATCAAATTCAACATCGAAACTTTTACTTATAGAAGCATTAGCAGGTGAAAAATATGTATTATTAGGTAATTGTGACATAACTAAAAATCAGTTTCTTTTCCATTTCTTAATGTTCGAAAATACCTATTAGAAATTTTTCCTTTTGTTGCATTTCCTAGTAATATATTTGAAGTATGTGATATATATCCAGTAGGTTTTCCTGTAGTAGGATGAGGATTTATAGGAGCTTGTGATGAATGATTATTTTCTGAATTTGAATCCCTTAAAAATGGACTAGTATATTCATCAAATATATTAATAGTAGTATTAGTTCCTTGTTCTTTTCTTTTACCATTACTACTTGTTATGTGTGATAAATTATTAGTAGTTATTACTGAACTATCGGTTAATTTATATAATTGGTTTAATTGTTCTCCAAAAACTTTAGCTTCAAAGGTAGCATGTGAACCATTAGTCATAGTTTGTCCATCACTTCTTTTAGGAAGCTCTCTAGGTATCTTGTTTCTTTCTAAATAATGTGGTTCTATTAATAAACCTGTTTTAGTATTTGCTTTCCAAGGAACCCAATTTTTTATTATTTTAAATAAAGTATGATCAAAATTTTGTATAAGTTTAATATAATCAAAATAATTATATTTAACTTTAACCTTTTTAAAATAAATATCCTTTATAGTTTTTAAATCAGTATATAGGGAAGAAGTTTGGGCTGATGGTAATGGGGAACCTATAAAATCATCTAATCTAAAAGACCCTAAAGTATAAATTATATCCTCATTAATTTCCATTGTGGGAGAAAAATGTATACCTAAATCACTAAAATCTTGAGGTTGTCTATCTAATGTAGATGTTTCTCCTTTAGCATATGGTAATAAAATATTATCATCTACATTACCTATATCCATTCTAACTTTTTCACTTGACATTGATCTACCTACTGTATCAGGTGTAGGTAAATGGTGGTCCTCTATTATTTCTTCAAATGTAAAAGCAAAATTATTATCTGCAATAGAATTAGCAGTTGCTATAGAAGTATCAGGTATGTGGTTTTCAAAAGTTTCTTCATCCGTACTTCCTAAAGGATATCTAATAACCACATTAGTAAATGATGAAGAAATACTATTACCAGCATACATAAATGGTTCAAGAGAATGTTTAGTAAGAGTTGCATCCGATAATATCTCTCCCCAATTACTTCTTAATTCTTGTATAGATCCTTCATAACCTACAGCTCCTGCGAAAAGATGGTTATCCCCACCCCCTGAAGTTATACCAAAAGTAGCATTATAATTACTGGCTCCTATAGCGTGTACTTTATTTATTTTAAAAGTATTTTTTAAATGATTAGTTTGGTAAGCACCAAAACTTAAATTACCGTCTTCTTTATTTCTGGCCATGTGAATATTCCAAAAATTTCCATTATATAAAGGAAAAAATTGTGTAGATGATAATATACTAGCTCCTTGTTTTAAGTGAATTCTACCAAATGTAGAAGCATCATTACTAGAACTTATATCATTACCTTCATATTTATCTAATTCTAATTTAAGACTATTACCATCAGACGGATCATCTAAACTTAAAGCTACACCCTCATTTCCTTTTACGGGTTTAATTCTAAGTTGTATAGTTTTTTGTTTAACATTTGTACCTACATTAGTTGCAGCCCAGGGAACACGAGCTAAATATTCACCACTACCTACTACACCATCTGTTTTTAAAGCTAAACTTGATTTTTGATAAGTAAATGTTTTATATAAATTAGCTACATCGGTATTTCTTATTGAACCAGTAATAGGTTTAGAACCACCATATTCTTTTATATTTAAAATAGTAGATGGTATACCATAACAAGCCATTAATGCTCTAATTCCTCTTTCGGTTCCCTTAGTTTTTAAAAGATATGGTGCATTATGATATAATCTTTTCCATACTTCTTTAGTTATATCTTGTTTTGCAACTGAACCAGCATTAGACGCTGTGATTAGTGTTTGTTGAGAAGGAGTATCATAAAATAAACTACCTGATGTTCCTTGTCCTAAAATATATTCTATTAAATTTGAATTTTCAAATTGGTCAAAAGCATCTATCCCTAAAGCCTTAAGTTGATACCAAACTAAATCTTTTGAAATTCCTCTTATATGGTGTGTATCATTTACTTCTGTTATATGTTTTATATGTGTCCAAATGTGATCAAAATGTTGACCTATCATATCTACAAAAGATAAATAAAAGTTATTATCTTCTCCCTCTTTTATATGATTAGGTATTAATTTTTTTAAATTATAAGGGTTACTATTATCAAATAAAGATGCAGACTGTAATTGACCCCCTGAGATTGAATCCCCATATCCTTCATTTCCTAACCATGATATTGCTTGTGACGAAGTAGTAGAATATAATTCAAAAGGATAAGTTGTAGTTGCTTTAGGCCATGTATATGGATTAGTACCCTCAGTATAATACAAAAATCTTTCATAACCATCAAATCCCTTTATTATTTTTTCTTTTTTAGAATTAATATTTTCTTTATTAGTTAAAGTAAATGTAGAACCTGCAGCATCACCTAATATTTTATTTAGATCATTTGTTTGACTATCATATAATTCTATTAATTTTAGTTTATACTCAAAATTTTTTAATCTTTCTGTAGCTGAACCAAAATGGACAAAATTTTCAAAATGGTAGGGTATATCATATTCTTCAGTACTTGAAGATATAGGTCTGACATAATCATAAGATATTTCTGGGATATCTCTATTTTCAAGTTCATGTAATAAATTTTGATAAGAGGATGTTAATGTATAGTTTAAAATATTATTAAAATCTTTAAAAGAAGATGGAGTACTAATACTATCTGTATCTAGATTAAAATTAGGTTTTAAAAATATGTCCTCTTCTTCTTCTTCACTTATATTAGATAAATCTTGTCCTAAATCTATAGTTAAAAAAATAGGATCTATAATATCTTCTACTATTTCAAATTTATTTCTTATATTAATAGAAGCAGGTAAAGGATCTAATAGTTTAATTAATGCTTCAAATTTAGTTACAAAATTATTTAATATAATATTTACCCCTAATACTTCTTCATTATCAAATTTTAATGTAAAATCTTTAAAAAATGGTGCACTATCCCTTTCCGATATAAAGGCATTTACACCTTTAGCAAAAGATTTATTATTAATATCATTAGCTATAACTCTTAATTCTTTTCTTGAAGAAGATATTTCTTTAATATTAAAAACTTTACCTCTTAATACTTTAGAACGTAATACTGATAGTTTTACTTTATATTTTCCAACTTCAAAAGCATTATCTTTTAATATTCTAGCAAAATCTATTTTTAATTCATCGGATAAATTATCACTATCTTGTTCTAATAACTCATAGTGACTTTTTGGTATATTAAAAGTAGATAAAATTTCATTATTTAAATTTAGTACTTGAAGTTCTAAGAAATCAGTTCTTTTTCCAAATCTTTTATTTAAATCTCTAAAATCTAAATCACCTAGTTTTAGTCTAGCCGTTGATGATATGTCTGTTATTTTAAACATTAATTGAACTTCCTATTTGTGTATACTTTTTTCTCTCAAGAAATCTTTTTATTTTTCTTACGGGTGCTTTTAGTCTTGCTGTAAAAGCACCTCTTTCTCCTAATCCCGTTCTTAATATCCATCTAAATTTTACAGAATCGGATGGATTAGTCCATATATAGGGTTCAAATCTAGTATCCTCTATATCATCTATTAAACTATCTAATTCGTTTTCTAACGAATTATTTGCTCTATTAACTTGAAAACTTCCTGATACCTTTACGTATTGGCTAACATTAAAGTCGGTTATAGGGCTTATATCTAATTCAAATAGATCTTCTTGATAATCTTCTAATGCATTATCTAAAAGTGATTGTATATGGTCATTTCTTAGTAAAGTTGGGTTTTGAGTATCTAATATTCTAGTATCACCCTGAAATTGTCCTTTTATACCAAATGGAGCTAATTCTTGAGGAGTCCAAGTAAATGTTCCATCTTCATTATCTTCAATAGTAAAACCATCAAATGGTATCTTAGATTTTAAAGTATTAATTAAATTATTTATTTCTACATTTTTTAAATCAGCACTACCTATTAAAGTAGTAATTTCAGTAAAATTACTTGCGGGTGGGTTAAATAAAGCATCATTTGAACTAAAATTCCAATCTGCTGCTTCATTAATAGCTGATATTTCTAGAGGATCGGTAAATTTTGGTAAACTGTCGAAAGTTTGTTGATTTATTAGGGTTATACAATTTTCATCTGATAATAATTTACCATTACCATCTATAAATCCTAAAGGTCTTTTAAGTATTGTAAAGGGAGAAGGATTACCTCTATTTGAAATTTTTCTAAATCTTCCTTCTTGCATTATACCTAAAGGGCCCGATAGATTTTGAATATCAGTTCCGACTCTAAGAGCAGTACCATTAGGAAATAAAGGATGTTCTGATGGGATTTCAATACTATTTCTTTCAAAATCTATTATTTTTTGTGTTAACTCATCTATAATAGCATCTTTTGGATCTATATAATCTTTAACATAATCTCTACTTTCCTTAATTAGTAAAGTATGTGAATTATCTCCTATTTTAGGTAAATCATAAAATAATTCTCTATATAAATTAAAAAATGTTTCCGGTGTTAAACTATCTCTAGTTTTAGTTAGTTCTACAAAAGATCTATCTAATATTTGACTTGCATCCCTAGTACCATAATGTCTTTTTTGTAACTCTACTATTTCTTTACCTTCATCATTATCTAAGGGTGTATTGTCAACAGTAGAAGATTTAACTTCTGAGTAAACAGGTTTATTGTCTTCAAATTTACTATTAGTAACTTTATAACTCATTATCTAACTACTTTAAAATGGTAATTATTATCATATATTCTAGTTCCCTCATTATTAGTATGTTTAAATAATATTCTATAATATCTTTCTGGTTGTAGTCCTTGCATAAATATTTTAAAAAACATACCATCATTATCCGCACTTAATTTTGTAAAATTATCATCAAAAGGTATAATTTCTTGTTCTGTATGAGCATCTCTTATACTATAAAAAGAAGATGTAGTAAAATATCCCACATTTAAAAAATTAGAAGAAGAAGCAAATTGTCTAGTAGGATATTTATCCCTAACATGTATTCTAAAAATAGCTTCAGCGTTTTGGTTATATTCTTCCTGATTTCTATATAAAGAAACATCTAATTCTCCATTTTGTTTTGCTTTTGATTGTTCACTATGTGAACTATCATCCCATTTAAATGTTAGTTTTGGAGGGTAAATAGTATGTGTATCTACAGAAAAATATTGAAGTTCTCCAAAACTTCCTGATGTATCTTCTTCTACTGAATCAGGTTGTTTTATTAAAAACCCATTATTATCTATACCAGTAGGGTAAGTACTATTTGCAAATAAACTAGCACTAAATTTTTGTACTATAGTTGTTACATCAATATTAGTATCTAAATTATCTCCTTTTAAAAACTGTTGGGATCCTTGAAAGTTACTACCCGTATACCATACTCCTCCTCCTTCAGTAATTCCTACTGCATTTATAGAACCCGTAGTACCTAATGCAAATACTGAACCACTACCTATTTGTCCGGAAGCAACAGTAGTTAATGATGAGGAACCATTAGTAAAAGTCCTCCATTCTGTTAAATCAGTAGTATTATCTCTAAAAACCCATGAACAACCATTTGAACTAGTAGGTATATTAGAAAATCTTCCTGTACCTTCATCCCAAGATTGGGATATAGCGAAAACCTCTAAATTTAAGGTACTTTGTAAATTTTTATGTTCTACTGTAGATAATTGAAGTGCTACCTGCGAAGTACCATTATTAAAAATAGAAGATCCTATTTTATCTGAAATAGTAGATTGAATTTCTTCATTTTTAAATTGTATTAAAATTCTTGAAGGATAAAGTCTTTGATCTGAACTTCCTTTTTCTTTTACAATTTCAATAATTTCATCTTGTCCCGTATTTAATTTAGTTCTATCAGGGTGACTATATATAGTTGAATCTTTTTCTGGAAATAAAAAATAATATGCCATATTAATATGTTGTTACTCGTCCTTTAATATCAGTATTTAAGTATTTTATTTCAAAAATGCTAGGATCTAAAGATGGGTATATTACCCCATTTTTAGTAGCACCTTCAAAATCATACTTGTATTGAGAATAACCTAAAGCTGTTCCACTTTTATTATTAAATGTAAGTTTTTCTAATGATTGTACTCCTACAACATTACTAAGTAAATTAGATACTTCAGCTATAATTATAGGTTGATTTATTTGCCATTTATCAATATCAAAATAATCCTGAAGTTCTGAGATACAATTTAATATTATCTCATTATTATTATAGTTTTTAAAAACCGTTATTTCAAAATCTAAAGAAAAATTAATAATAAATGCATTTTTAATATTAATTGCATCAGTTAACATTCTAAATTGTTCTAAATATGTTTGTAAATTAGTTTTAGTTGCATTATTTAAATTAGATAATTTTTTAGTATTATTAAATCCTAAAGTATACAAATTTAGTGCTAAAGGATTTCTTATTCTATTAAATTCATTAGTTAAAGGAGAAATTTGATCATCCTGTACTATATAAGCTTTAGCTACTCTTCCAAATTTAGAAGGCATACTAAGAGTTCTAATTATATAATCTTCTTTAGTAACTGTCCTTTGTTGTGTAGCAAATTGTGCTATAGTGTTTTCTCTTATTTCTTCAATGGAATCCCCACTTCCTCCGCCCTTAGCAGCTTCTGGATTATTTACTGCTATAGATGCTCTTACAAATCTTTGTAATGAACTATTTAAATTAAGATTATTAGATGTAAATAATGTTTCAACTTCAGTAATAGTATTAGCATTTACATTAGAATTAATACCTCCTCCTACTATGTATTTTACTGTGAGTGTAGTATTTGCAGGTACTTGTCCATAAGCTTTAGTCATTAAAAAATTAGAAGGATCAAATGCAGTATTAAGTTTACTTCTTCCATCTTTAATACCTAATCCTATATTATCAGGGTTAGGTATAATTTGTTCATCTGCTTTATCACTATTTCCTGCTCCAAATTGTATTTCTAATTGATTATTAGCTTTAAATCTTGAAACAAACCTTCTAGGTGATTTTATAATTTTTAATAAAAAAGGAGTTTGATTATTAAAACCTAATAATTCTGGATCATTAGTACCAATATTTTCAACTTCTTGAAAAATAATATCTTGGGCTAAGTATGGCACTTCAAAATATTCATTACCATCCTCATCAATAATAGATTCTATTGATATTATATTAGTATCAAATAAAGTTATAGTTTTAAAAGCTTCTGCAGAACCAACTGTAAATGTTTGTTCTTTTACTCTTCCTGAAATAGCATTAGTTGTTTTTTTAAGTAAATAATATTCTGGGTTATTTGAACTATCATATTGAAATATACTAATTTCTGTGGGATTAAAACTTGAAGATACATTAAAATCTACTTGATTATTAATATAAAAAGTAGATCCTTCAGTAGATTTAAAAGTAGAGTTAGGATTTAGTCTTAAGCAGTAATTAAAATCAGGTTGATAATCTCCACTTGCTCCCGTAGAAGGTATTAACTGAAATAATTCTAATTCAACACTTGAAGCTTCGGATACTTTAGGTCTATATCCCATAGCATAGGCTAAATTAAAAAGATTTTCTTTTTCTTGAGCTAATAATAATAAAGATTCTTTTAGCTGTGTATCAGTATAATATGAAAGAACATCACCTACATAAGCGGCCATTTCCATAAACATCATTCCGGGATTACCTTCACTAAAATCATTAAAATTATTAGGAAAATATACTTCAGCAAATTCCATTAATTGATTTTTAAAGGAATTATAATCTTTACTTAAATATTTTATATCCTTATCTTGAGTTTTATTTGATACTTTTGTATAAGCCATTTTATCTAAAATTTATTTGTATTGAATCATCATTTTTTTCATTGTTAATGGAATAAGTAATCGATATTGATAGTTTATATAAATCCAATTCTCTTTCTATTATAGCACTTTCAACTGATAATTCTGGCATAAAAAAAGATGTTATAGCATTTATATCTTCTAATAAAATACTTTCATCTAAATTATTGTCAAATACTAAATCTCTTAATCCCAAACCATAATTAGGATTATTAATTCTTTCTCCAGGAACTGTTAATAATAAATTTATTAAATTTGTTTTTATTTGTTCTCTAGTTGTTGAAGTACCAGAAGTCATATTTATTTCATTCAAAGGAAAAGCAACTCCTATCTTAACATTATTATTAATGTCAAGGGGATTTATTTTCCTTGTATTTTGAATTATAGGCATTTATTATATTCCTTTTTTCTTATCTATTGCTTTCATTAAACTTCTATAATCTCTTGTTACAGCAGTAGCTACCGATTTAGGCATACTTGTTGTATCCATTGCTGATGGCTGTGACATATTTACAGGAGATATAGCAGATTGAGTATTAGTATCTCCTGCTGCTGTTTCGTTTAAAAGATCATTTAAAGTATTATTTGCTACAAAATTTTGTTTTGTAAATTTTTTACCCATTATTTTTTCCTTTAAAGACGATTGAGGTACTTTAGGTACTTCAACTAATCTTTCTGTATGTTCTGTAATAGTAGGTTTTAATTCATCACGTAAATCTTCCTTAAGTGATTTGATTTCTCTACGTAACGCATAATCGATTTCTTCTCTAACTACTTTTCTAATTAGATTTTCAAAAGTTTTTGCTTTCATTTTTTATTATTATTTGTTAATAAATATAAACTTTTTAAAAATTAGTTTATTTTTGGTCTAAATATTCTTTGTTCTTCATTATCTCTAATATAATCTCCTAATACATCCGGTTGAATATTAACTATAGGGGCATTAAAATTAAGAAATTTATCAATATTTGGTATATTTAAGGTACCATCCGAATTAATTACATCTCCTCCTGGTATACACTTTTCAATATATTGTTTATAGTAGTTATTTAAAGTACTAATAAAGTTTTTTATTAATAATACTAAATTTCTTATAACATCTATAATTAAAGGTAATAAATTAACTAAAGATATAATAACCTGTAGTGTTTTAAGTGCATAACCTGTATATACTTGTATAGCATTTGCATATTTAAGTATAAATGCATTTGCTTTTGCAATACCATCAAATATTTTTTTTGATAAAGCTGCCGAAGCTAAAAATCCGGCTAGTGGTATTAAAGCAAGTGATAAAGAAGTTACTAATATTTTTAAAGCAGTAATTAACGTTTGAAATATACCTAATAAAATTGATATATCCACTAAACTATTTAATGCTTTATCTACTTTTGTTTGTATTCTTTCTAATTTTTTTATAACATTTTCTAATTTACTATTACTTTGTGTTAATATAGATTCTAAAGTATTTTTAGTTTCTTTAACAATAATCATAATTTCAATATCACAACTTTTTTCTAATATTTTTTCTTTAAATAATTCTTTAGCTTCAGGTTTAGATGTAGGTATACCCCTTTTTCTTAATTCATCAAAAGCTCTATCCTTTCCTTGTTGTTTTAAATCTTGAGTTACTTCAAATAAAGGTCCTTCTATTAATCTTTCTATAATAGTTCTTATTGATCCTAATCCATCATTATAATTAATACCTATGCCTACAGATGCAAAAGAAGATATTTTATTAATTTGTTCTGTAGTTTTTTGTAATTTTATTTGTGCTTGTTGAGTTTTAGTAATATCTTTACCTGGGGTATTTTTGGCCATTTTTTAAACTAATTTAGTTGTTTTACTTTTAATATATTGGATATTATCTCTTAAAGCATCTATTTGTCTTCTTCTTGTAGTAAATGCAGATTCGTTAGCGGCATTTGGTCCAGTAAAACCTCCAGGTGCAGTATATGATACTTTTACT